GCGAAAATAAATTCACCACCGTGTGTGCTTTGATCACCAAAGATGAACTTTAAATTTCCGCCTTCTACTTTAGTAAGGAATGTAGTATGCTCAGTGTTGGCAGCAGCCTGGAAGCTGAATCGTTGTATACTTTGAACAGTAGGGTTAACTGCGACGTCCCACTTAACACCTTTGAACTTGATAGTCTTCAATTTTTCATTGATGATCTCAGTGTTCATAAACCGGTAGTCATTCTTGAAGTCACCTGTTTCATTTTCAAAGTGTAATCCTACGGGCAAAGTTTCTCCGTTGCGATCAGCATGTACTACTTCAATCTTGGCCTTTTCTTTGTATTCAGGACATTCCAAATGATATTTCAATTTGTTTAATTGTGGCATACCAAAGATGCCAACAAGGTCTGCGTAAGGAGCAGCAGTTTCCGCATACATGATAACACTACGGTCATCTGCCATAGAGTCGATATTTGTTTTATCTTCTGTTCCGGTAATCTTAACGGTATTCAGAAAACCGAGATTATGTGTGTGAGATACGATGTCTTTTAAGAGTGATTGCATGATAATTTCCTTTATATGATTGTATTTAGATTTGTGACAAATGTCAAATAAATTTTATTCAAAACTGAATAAACTTCCGAAGGTATTATTCTGGGTAGTAGATTCTAAATCCCATTCCAGAACACCAATGAGATTTTTGAGTTTGTTGTTAATGATAGTTGCTTCCATTTCAGAATGATCGAATGGTAATTCTTGGAACCATTTAGGTAAACGAAGTTCGTCCGTGGGATACGCTATACTAGTATAGCCTAATGGATTATCTTTTACTTTACAAACGATAACTTTCATACCGTCAACAATATTGGCGCTGTACTTGTCGCCGTTCATGCGTTTAAGTGTATTCCAGTTAATGCTGGCACGAACATGACCGGGCATATTTGCCTTACCTGCCTTCTTTTCTTTTTCTTGATACTCGGCAATATTGTTAGCACGTTTAGGAGATCCTTTCTCCCAACCGGGTCTTGCCTTAAACTCTGTGCGGAATTCTCCAATAAGGTCGAGGATTTCTTTTTCTCCCGAGCCGTTTAGCACTCTTGTTAAGATATCCTCTAAGAACTTTTGCATAAACTCCGGAGTATCACTGCGCTTCAAGTCAAGCCCCATGGCTTTGATCTTGCCAGGCTTTCCGTCTACATCTGCCCGTTTGCCTTCCTTGTCATAGTACAAGACCGCATACCTCTTCTTGGTGATAAACAAGCCCTTTATAGCAACAAGTTCGCGCCCTGCTTTAATAACTTCGCCACGAGACTTTGGACAATGGAACGCATCTAGCATATATTGCGGAAATGTTGAATTCACTTCTTCTGATACAGAGTCATATAACTGTACTACAGTTTCTTTAGTCCACGGAATTTCTTTTTTATCTATCTCTTTTCGGAGACTTGTATATGCTGTAAAGTAAGCACTGTCAGTGTCGCCATAGATAATAGCTTTGCCGATGTGGTTATACTCGCCGGTTATGACTTCATTTATTTTGCCGGCCATATGACGAGCAATGCTTCTACCGGTAAGGGTGGTTGATTGACCAATACGATTGTCGAAAAAACGACAACCAGCATTAAGGATAGCACCGTACAGGCTGTTAAGATTAATCTTTTTAACGAGCTGTCGTTTGTCCCAATATTCTTCTTCAATTTTATTCTCCGCTTTGATACATTCTTTTAGCTTGGCCTGCATTTCTTTACGTTCAGCATACCAACGCTTGAGCAATCCCGGGATAATTCCTTCGTATTCGTATGTAAAGATAGTACCGTTAGCACTTAACATCCACGGCTGATTACTTTCAAATATCATATCATAGGCCTGTGCGCCACTAACAACATCGGTTTCACCGTTTTCCCAATCAATTGTTATGTCATTGGCTATGTCTTTATTCATAACAAATTCATATTCGTTAGCACTAAACTTACCTTCCCATGCTGCTGAGAAACTATCGCCTTTGGCTATCTTAGCTTCAATTTCTGCTTTGGTATAAGTTTGTCTCAACTGCCCAACGATGGTTTCTGGACCCATGTTTAAAGCACGAATAACACTTGGATACAGACTATTGATGTCCATTGATCCGATCCAATCGTGTAGCCCTTTTTTAGGATACGCAACATACGCACCTGCTGCCTGTGTATCGACTAGATCGTCTCGATTGGCCCTGGTAGGAACTATTAATCCTCTGTGATGTGCTTCGTTAATAATGGCCTGCTCAGTAACTGCTACGGCACCCATAGTAGTAGCCAATAATACTGTATTTTCGTGAGCAACGGTATTGGCTAGATCGATAAATTTTAGTTTCTTATCTAGCTTGTCTAATAGCGCACAGTCTTGTCTGTTGTATTCGATGAACTTCTTGAAGTCATTATTATATAACTGATCCAGTGTTCCTTCGTAAACAGTTTTTGTTTCGCCTAGCTCGTATTCTGCGATAGCATCTAGTCGATAACTATGTCGTTCTTCGTAGGTATATTTACGGTACAGCTCAAGGCTGTCAAGATGGACGCGGCCAACAAGATCATAAGTAACAGCATCTTTTCCATATTTCTCATATTCTCTCTTTTTCGGAAAGTGATTCCATAAACAAAAACGGCGTGTATCTTCTTTGCTTAATATTCTGATGGTTCTATTTACTGTGTAAGGAATATCAAAGCCTTCGCTGTTCCAACCACTTAATACATCAGCATCATCTATCAAATTAAGGAATGTGTCAAGCATCTCTGCTTCAGATTCAAATAATATGGTATTGGGAAAGTCCTTAACTTGCTCTTTAGCCTGCTCCATGGTCAGTGTCTTTGGAGGAATAGCCAAACACACTAGCGTATCTAACCACTGTAGATGCACAGCGATAGCAGTGATAGGCATAAACGGATCATCAGGTGACGCATACCCGCGCTCTGGATCAAAGTCTACCTCAATGTCGAAAAACGCTACGTTTAATTTTGGAGCATCTTTGCCGAGGTAGTTTTCCTCTAAGCAACGGAATACCGGTTTGATGTCGCTTTCGTATAGTTTTTGATTGCTGTGTATCCTAAGTTCTCTCTGGAACTCTTTGAAATTTTTACAAACGACCTTTGATAGAGGTTCGTTATGAATTGAACGATATTTTCCTCTGCTGTCTGGATGGTAAAACATATATCTAGCAGGAAATTCTTGATAGATACGACCCTTCTTAGGATCTCTTTCAACGACTCTAACGATGTCATCATCTTTCGCCCAACTGGCATCTACATAACTCATATTTTTCTCCTACCGTTTATGGCCGGCTTACCTTTACAATAGCGACTTATGGCTCGCGAAGCCTTTCTCATTTTTAATTAATTATCATTCTAATAAGGCCGATTGTATCGATTGTGGTAAGCAAGATATAATTAGCCAACATACCAAAGGAACGCCGACTATAAGCACACCAAGCATATATAGCACAACCTGCAATCCATATTGGGTACATTGTAAGAAGGGGAGGATTAGGCACGGTTGCGGCCATAGTGATAGCACAACCAATAGATATAGCCCAAGCAAGGACCTCAAGACCAAAGCGTGTTCTATTGCTCTTATAATCTTGCTGGATCCAATCGAATATACCATGTACTATGTTATTCATTTATCATCACGGCGGTGTGAATGCCCACTGATATCTACGATCGTTTCTAAATCGTCAAACTCTTTCCAAACTTGATCCCATTGATCCTTCATCGAGACTCTAATTGCTTTTTTGATAACACTAGGTTTAACTTCTAGTTCCTCTGCTACTGCTTTGATGGTATCGTTTAATCCTTCTTGGAGATCTTGTATCTCCTGCATGACTGTCATACCTTCAGAAACGATCTGTTTAATCTTAGCCTGCTCTGGCGCTCCGAATGCTTTTCCCATGTTTATTCTCCTAATGTTTTATTATAGATGGTTGTGCAATCATTGTCAACGCCTATCTAGACAATGATCGTCAAAGTATTATTTTTTATTTTCTGCCGGCACGTCAAATACTGTTTTGTATTTTTGTGTCTTAGGATTCCAAACTGTGCGGCCTTTAACTCCGCTGAGTTTTTCTTTGCTGGACATTTCGTCCCATGTCTTGGCTACAGTTTTTGGTTTTTCGTTATCGTTCTCGCCTATGTCTCGTATTTTAACCCATTCGCCTTTTGGATGAGATGGAATAATAACATCATTAGGCTGTACATCATTTTCTGAATCTTTACGAGGATCGGCTCCCATGCTTTGATTGTTTGGTTTACTCATCATCTGTTTAAGCGGCTTGTATATAGGACTAACTTGATCCATGTGTTGATCTTTTATACTGTTATGCGTATCACTTTTTGGATCAACTGGTTTGCCGTTGATAGAATATGTCCAATCGCCGCTGTCCGTTGGATGGGCATCTACTGATACTTGTTCATCCATTCTTTCAACTAATTGTTGTACTAACATACGTGTTAGTTTACTTTCAAACGCATCACTGGCATGTTTTTCAAAGTTTCTATACTCAATAAAATGTTTAGCTGAACTAACGGCTTCGCTGGCTTTAGTTAGTTTCATGCTGACCCAACTGGCTAGGTTATCACCGGGTTTGATCATTTCCATTAACTTAATACTGTATTCGATGATCATCTGTAGATTTTCACGTGCCATGCTGCCGTCTGCTTCGCCTACATCGGCATCATCTACGTTGTCATCTTCGTCCATATCTACTTCTGGTTTACGACCGTTGATGTTTTTATAATCTAAATAGTGTCCTACTTTATCTAACATGTCGGCAGCAGAGGTTAGATTAGCCTGTACCCAACCATCTATAGCATCATTGGGTTCGATGATTTTTAATAGAGCCATAGCATATTTGGCATTCCGGTATAGCTCGCTTAAAGCCATGTTGGCTTCATGATTGTCTTCGGGGCGCGGCGCACCCATGATATCCTCATTTAAATAGCCTTCCGCCACACCTTGCTCCACTTTGTTCCAGTTGTCGTCAAACCCGTATGTTTTTTTCTGCCACTCGTTGGGCGGCTGTCTAGGTTCTAGAATTGCCCTTATTTGGTCTGCTCTGTCATTGAGTTGTTTAATTCGTGCTTTAGCCTGTATTTTTTCTTCATCTGAGGTGCTACGATACTGTATATCAACTAGACTTTTAATTTCACGATGCAAGTCCATGTATTCTTGTTTGAGTTTGTCTCTCTTTGGATCACCGCTTGATTTCATAGGTGGCATTTCCACATCTGGTGCTCCCGGAAAGCCTGCTTCTGCCATGTCCATTTCTTTGCTCTTGTGTTTTGCTTTACGTGGAAGCTCTTTAGATCTATCTTTGTGCTCCCCAGCACCACCGGTAGTGGCATTCTTAGCCACGAAGTTTCTTGGTTTGATATTGTATTTGACGGCTCGTCTATTTTTCTTGTGTTCATTAATCATGGCTGTCTCTTTATTATCTTAGTTTTCTTTTGAGTATTCTCAGCAGGGAATCCCAATAGGTTTAGTTTAGTTTTACCTTTTTTCTGTTTACCACCAGGTAGACTCGCGACCATAGCAGATGTAGTTCCACCTGATGTCCCATCCTCCAAAAGATCTTTTATTTTCATTTCTTTTTCATCCAGTCGGACACAGGACTCACTGTATTTGCTCCTGGCGCTTCTTTGCTATGTCGATCAGCAATACGTGTACCAGTTACTCCCATCATTTTATCTGCTAGTTTAATAGTTTCTTCGTCTTGTGCTGAATATGCTACAATACCTAAGTTTTCAGCCCACATACTTTCTTGTTCAAAATCAACATCTCCTGCTGCTTTTGCACGACCGCTGGCTAACGCTAATCCGTATCTATACTGCATATACGGATCGGTGTTACGCAAATCACGTTGTACAAATGCTCCGGGCAACGGATTACCAACATTTGGATCTACCTTGCCATATGTTCCGTGCAGTTTAGTTTCTGGAATAAATTCTCTTGATCTCATTTTTTCATCCAGTTTGAAACGGGGCTTATAGTATAGGTGCCTTCTAATTCTTTACTTTCTAAGTCACCGCGATTTAAATCAGTAGCATTTGCTCCTACTGCTTTGTATGCCTGATTAAGCATTTTTTGTTCAAGCTCTGAATAAGGATGAGTGGTTTTCTTTTTACCTATCCAGCTTTTAGAATCTAAATCTAATGGTTTGCCGCTTCCGTCGGCTCCGGCAACAGCTATGCCTAATCGATATGAAGTATAATCACCACTTACATGTTCACCATCTCCGTAGGTGTTTATACCCCTGCTAGGTTGTTGAGCACGTTTGGAAATTTTTCCAATTTTTTTCTCAATGATAAATTCTTTTGCTCGCATATAGTTATAAACCTAACAGGAATGAATACCTTCGTGTATTTATTGGTTTACTAGTTTCGCCCACCGCCATTTTTTCCAAGTCGTCTGTGTTGGTATTTGCTTGTGCGGTTTTAATATCTGGCACTAGATCAGCTGATGAAGTTTTGAGATTTTTAAGATTTTTAAGATCGTAATATTGAGGTACAGCGGGAAGCGTATTATTACTTGGAGAACCTCCTGAAAGGGCTTTTAATCTATCAGTTGATATTTCAGCAGGTGCTGGTTCTACTTTTGTTACAGGTGCTGTGCTCTTATTCAATGGGTTGTTGGGATCGTTACCCTTCAATGCTGATACAGTAGGACCTATTTTTCCTGCTCCGCCTGTTTGATCAACTGCCGGAGCATTTTTTAATGCTGATGCGGCAACTGGTTTAGAAGTAGTTGGAGTAATAGCATTTCCTGCCTCGTCGTATCCAGGTTGCCCTCCCATAAATTTTGTGGCCGGAGCAACGATTGGTTTAGCAACAGGTGTTGGAGAAGGTGCCGGAGCAACGATTGGTTTAGCAACAGGTGTTGGAGAAGGTGCCGGAGCAACAATTGGTTTAGGAGACGGTTCTGCTTTTACTATAGGAGCTGATGGAGTTGACCCGCCAGGCTGGTTTCCTATTTGATTGGGTGTCTTAAGAGCATCCGGAATCGAACCAGGTACTGCTGGTCTAAAATCTCTAGGTTGATTTACTATTTGAGCAGGATTTGTTACTGGTGTAGGCGCAGGTTTAGGAGTCGCCGCATCAATTTTGTTGTCTATTGCCCTTACTTGAGATTGAGATGGCGGAGTTACTGGCGCATTTTTAGAACGATCCCATGCAGCCATCTTATCAACATTTGCTTGGCCGACTGCTACGGGATCAGGTTTAACAACAGGAGCAACAACGGGAGCGGATGTAGTTGATGAGGCCGGCAACGCTGACTTCAAAGCAGCAACATCATATACAGTATTAGGGTCATATCCGCCGACCATATTCCCCTTGGCATCTTTTTTGCCATATATATAATTTTGTGTTTCTTTATATGGAGGTACTCCGTCGGTGGTCTTGATGCCTTTTGGATTTATAGTTTTAATAGTGCCATCGGCTTGTGTTACTTTTAAAGGCTTGCCTGTTAAATAGGAATTTACAGTTCCTCCTCCAGAATTGTATGCCGCGAGGGCACTATGAGCATTCTGGTCGAAATTATTATAATGTCCGGCTAGTATCTTAACGCCGGCGTAGACATTTTGTCTAGGATCGAACACATTTTTAAGATTAGAATCTTTAGCAGTACCGGGCATGATCTGCATTACTCCCCCTGCCCCTTTGTTACTAACTGCGTTAGCAGCGTAGTCAGGATTGGCAGCGCCTCCGGTTTCTTTATCTAACACGTGCATTACCAATTGAATAGGCACACCATATTTTTCAGATGCGTCTGCTGCCCAGGCATGTATTTGGGCCTGGGTTACTTTCTGAGGTTTAGCGCCTTCTACTATTTCTCTAAATCTCATATCATAAACCCGATAGGAAAGAGAATCTTGGAATCTTTTTAGACTGTGGATTTTCTGCTAACGCTCCGGGCGCTATACTCTTAATAAAATCACGTTTTGAAGTATTGTCGTCGGCTTTAGCATCTGGAACTTTTTGGCTAACCTGATCAATTTTATCAGCTGGCGTTGCTGCTGGCGTTGCTGCTGGCGGTGCTGCTGGTTCGGGCGCCGCTGGCGGTGCTGCTGGTTCGGGCGCCGTTGACTTTATTCCTGCCAGGGCTTTGATATCAGGTAAATTATCAAGAGGGTCAGGTATATCAAGTTTATTATCTGCCGGTCCTGTAGGATTGTTTACAGGTTTAGCCCATGCTGGCGTACTAGCTGCGGCATCGGCCTTATTCTTTGAAACGTTTGCGCTGAAGTTATTATCGGGTGTAGGAACTAGGGCAGGAGCATTAGTTGAGGCTTGCGCGGCAATTTTATCAAGTGTTTGACCCGGTTTAACCTGTATTGATCCTTTATCGCCTCCTAAATTAATCGTCTGGCCTGCTTTAATGCTATTAACATTATCTATACCATTTAATTTTGCTAGTTCTTGGGCAGCTGGAGAACCTTGATACTCTGGCTTAGGAGGTTTAGCAGCCACCGGAGTAACAGGAGCAGCCACCGGAGTAGCAGGAGCAGCCGCCGGCTTTACAGCAGAAATAGCATTTCCAACTTCGTCGTATCCGGGCTGTCCGCCCATAAATTTTGAAGCAGGTGCTGCTGAAGGCGGCGCAGTTACCGGTTCGCTATCTTTCTTTCCAGATTGATTGGCAGCATATAAAGCACCGCCTACTGCTCCATGAGCGGCGACAGCGGCCGTCGTTGGCGCTATATAATCCTTCCAAGTTGTGGCAGGTACTTTGCTAATTGATGAACTTAGATCTGGGCCTAGATTAGGAGCCGATAGTGCCTGTCGATTTGTAATGTCTTTGGCGGTAACATCGATCACGTTAGGGTCATTTCTACCAATTTGCTTTGTTGTATTTGCCGCCGGTCCTGTTAATTGCTGGGGACCATTGATAGTTTTCAATTCAGGATTTACTACTTTAGTAACATTCCCACCTGCGGGAACAACATCTCTGCTGGCAACATTTTTAACAACATTACTGGCTGCTGGCACGATTTCGCTTCTAGCAGCATTACCTGCTGTTCTTGCCACAGCGCTCCCAACAGCATCTTTTGCTACAGCCCCGGCAACACCTCTTGCTGCGCCAGCCGGTGTAAGAAATAATTCAGGATACACTCCTTGTAGTGCTTGTGCCTGTGGATCGGCCATACGTTGACGATATTCTTTATCGTTTATTAATCCCATCTGTCTCGCTTGATCAGGAGTATAACGGTCTGGATTCATCACACTGTTTTTCCAGCTGTCAGCGTCCTTTTTTTCGGCACGAGCGATGCCGGCTTTTGTGTTGGCCTTGATATCAGCCTGCTGTTGGGCATATTGATATCTTTTCATTGCTCCGTTGTCTGCTTCGGACATAGACGGTCTTATATCACGATATCTCATTTTAGGCTGCTCCTTAACATCCATCCATGTTTACGGTGTGCGTCGATCCTTTCGGCTAAGAAGTTACTTAGTCCAACTTCACCGTAATTTTCAGCTAGATCGTAAACCAGTTTCAACACCTTGATCATCTTTTCGTTGTCCACTAACAGTTCTGCCACCATACCGTCTTTGCTTGGTACAGCATTTTCGTCTGCGATCTGTGATATCATGCTAAACGCAGTATAGCTGGCAGGTACATAAGCATCTAAAGAACGTATTTTTTCAGCAAAATCGTCTATAGCACCGTAGACTTCTTCATAAATCTTGCCGAATAGGTCGTGATATTCAAGGAAATCGGCACCTTCTACATTCCAGTGGAAGTTATGTGCCTTTAGATAAAAACTAAATTCACTGGCGAATCCTACTTGTGCTGCTTTCTTTAGATCATCCATTTTGTTTCCCAAACCATAGTTTAAACCACTCTTCTGTGCCTGGTTTTATATTCTGTTCTCTCGTGATGCGAGCCCGCTCGCTACCGTTATTTGTATTTATTGTAACCTTGGGTGTGTTGAGTTTAGGAATGCCCATGTAATCCCAAGCAGGATCATCGGGTGCTAGATAGCAATCGTCGTCTTGTTTAGGGACCATCATGTCAGCAGTGATCCTCATCTGGCGCCATTCGCTCATTATTTGTTCCCTAATAGTTTGATATAGCCTGCCATTAGGTCTTCGACATCTTCACGGACTGGTACACAGTTATTAACTCTAGTACCGCCCTTCATCTTAGTACCGGCTTTGCGATATCCTTTCCAACACTTGGGATCTAATCGCTGATCCTCATCTGTTTGCTTCTCTTTTTTAGAAATGGCTATTGCTGCCCGTTGAGCAGGACTACCAGCCTCCGCCACACCTTGCTTGCCAATTTGTCGATATTCAGTGGGCCAATCAAACACTATGCGATCGTATGCATCGAACACAGTTTCGAGATAATCTCTCAATTCATCAGGCACACGCTCTTTGCTCCATCCCTGGGGCATTTCTGAATCAGGACCATACCAAATTTTCCAAACTTCAGGAGTCCAGTAATCCAGAGCATCACTGTCTAAATCGCCTGCTTTCTGCAATGCCGGTGCAACAGACTTGTATCCTTCTCTGTTGGCCCATTCGGCAAAGATTTTATGATATGGCTTGTTGTTTTTCACTGCCCATGCATATAGATCTTTTACATCAGTTGGCGGCATCTGTGCATCAGGAATAGTTGGTTCTCTCTGGATCTGGCCCATCATGGCATCAAATCTCTTATCTCCTGTAGCCTCCATCATACCTTGCTTCAAATTATGAATCTCTTGTTCTGCTAACATGATTAGTTGTTGCATTTCTTCAACGCTTTCGCAATTCCAGCGACGCAATGCTAATGCTTTAGGAGTAGGTTTGCCATTAGGCTTCTTCATAGGGCCTTTGTTACCACTCATTCTGGCACAAAAACTCTTACGGCGCTTGCTAGCCTTACTACCTTTCTTTAGCTTGCTAGGCTTAGTAGTAACAGCAGTCTTTAACTTTGAACCTGGATTCTCTCTACGATAAGAATTAACAGCCTTCTGACTCATGCCGTCTGTCTTATCTCGCTTGTTGGCCTTTTGCCAATCTTCGTCTATATTTGTGCTTTCGTTAAGTTGCGGTCTGATCAGCGCATTGAATAATCTTTCTGCTATAGGAGCAGGTTGTTGTTGTGGTTGCTGTTGTATTCCCATACCCTTCCTCGTTATATCCATAAGATTTTTGATCCAATCTACACCTAATTTGTTTACATCAAAAGCATTTGACCATACAGCCAATGATTTCTCTGGAGGATCATTTTTTAAACTATTACGCAATGCTGTTCCACTAATCCCTGTTCCACGTGGAGTAACTTCGAGACTCACCTTGACATGTTCGTATCCTTGGAACTTGTTTACAGCTTTCATTAATGCTGTAGGCATGTTCATTCCAGCACGATCTTCTCCTACCATGATGACGATGTTATCGTAGCGTGGAGGCTTACCTGGCAGTGGATTGATTAACTCATGTTTGATCTTTTGTATTAACTGTCCGCCGTCTTGTACTGTACTAATATTATTAGCAAGTTCTGGATACAGCTTATGCCAGGTCTGTACTTTAACTGCTGGAGGAATAGGATCATCCTTGCCTTCAGCATTACCGATAAACAAGTAAGGGTCGCCGCCCAGGGCCTGTGCTTTCTTAATAGTATAGTCTAACAACTCTTCGTGACCTTTATGACCGATAAAACTACCAATAGCAACTACTGCGGTTTTAGCCTCGCCTCTTGGACGTTCTGTTCTTGCGTTTACTTTAGCAGCATTTTTAGCAGTGATAACATCACGCTGTTCTTGACTGGTAACTTTGATGGGCCCTAGACGACTATTGATAACGATACCTTCATAGTCTTGTCCTAGCATATCTTTACCGATGATGTTAGGGTCTTCGATGATAGCTTTCTCTAATGCCATGGCCACGGGTTGTAATGCTGCTTTAACTTCTGCGGCTTGATCACGTTTCTTGCTGGCCAACATAGCTTTCATTTGTTCTATGTTTTCCAACGGAGGAACTAATGCTGTAACATCTAGTGCTTCATCTTGTGTTAACGAATTATCTATAAACATCACACTACCGGCACGCCCTACTCCTGTTAATGATTTAACAATTTCATTAGCATCGGGCAAGTCTTCTCCAGTGGTAGCATCGGTTACACGGAATGGAACTAATGCCAGCTGTACGCCTTCTGGAAGTTTGTCGTAATGTATACCTACAAACTTTAATTTGCCTTCCGGAGTTTCTGTGGCAAAAGGTAGATACAATACTTCGCAGGTAACCTGTTTATCAACTAAGAAGTCTGGACCTAATTTACTGTCGACTAGCTTAACAGCATTCATCATTTCGGTAAACAAATTATCAAATAATTGAGCACGACCTAGAATCTCTGGATCAGTAGTTCCTTTCTTTTGATGATAGTCGAGAAATCCAGCTTGATAACGTGGCTCAGTCCTGCTGGTACCCATGAAAGGCTTACCTTCGGAATTCTTACCGAACCGACCTCCAAACCCGTCTACTTTAACATTTAATGGAATGTTTTGTAGTTTGAAGTTACCATTGCCGTCATGTATCTCATCAAGAAGATCTAATAAATCTGCTGATTTAAGATCGTGAAGATGTGGCATACCTTTACGTAACTGGGCTTTGACTTGGGTTTCATCTAAATTTTGTCCTTGCGCTGCCTTCATTCTCTTTAGTGCGGCACGTGGTTGTTTCTCTTCTGGATGTTCCTTCTTGTATGCCTGTACTTCGTTGAATTCTTCAACATATGCCTTGCCCATATCTACAGCAGTTTTTCTGAGATTATTTAATTTACATATCTTAATAAAGTTATCTATAGCGGCAAATTTAACCTGCTGGTCTCTCCCTGGATCATTTTTAGTGATCATTTGTCCCACGCCTGGTTCAAAGCAAAGATTTAAAAATGCCATAAACACTTGTTCTTTTGCTGACTGGTCCGGTATATACTTGTTAATTAGCTCAAGAGTTCCTAGGAAGCTCTTTTGAAGTTCACTATCGTTACCTTCCGGTTTTGCTCCAAAGAAATAATAGAACTGTTGATCTAGCTTTTGTATATAGGTTCTTTCAGCAGATGGTACCAGTCTCTTATAAGGTACTTCATCTTTATGGGTTATCTTTTCACCAGTCTCGGGATCAGTATGTATGTATGGTTCGTACTTTTGACTCAATCCACCACCTTGCCCACTTGCTACAGCAAATGATAAATCGTTATCTTTAACATTGGGTTTAATATTGGTCTTGGTTTTCTTTACATCTACTTGATGTTTGACACTAGAGTGTGCTGATGTTAGAGCGCGGTACAACCATTTATGGAATACTCCTTTAATACCCGCCTGTACGTCATTCCATTCTGAACTATGACTGAATCTATACCATTCGTCTGGACTGTCTGTTTCGGTGTCATATTGACCAAATTCAAAATCGATCTGTATCTTTATTGGAGGATCTTGGAATTGGAATAGTGCGTTTAATTGCTCGCTGCCTCTGCTAAATCCTAATAGTGTAGTGTCACCTATTTGCTTGTGATCGTAAGTAGTTAAGAACTCTTCTATTTCTGGCTCTAGTTCTTTGTTACATTGAGTGTCAATATCACCTACTTTAGGTTTATATTTGGCAAATTCTTTATCACTAATGCCTGCCGTATTGAAAAAATGTAAACTACTACCGCCTAAGAATTGTTTTGATTGAAGTAACTCTGGATTCCATATAGGTTTCTTATATCTTTTATAAAAAGCAATATTGATATCGTGTAATAACTTATCTAATAGTCCAACCATGAAAGCCCGGTTGTGTACCTTTAGATCAATTTCGTCGGCTTGATAAGGAGTATTAGGATCTTCGGGGTTAGGCAGTTCGAGATTGCCGCCTTCAAATAGTTTCTTAGGAGAAAATAACTGATTTAATAACAAGTTAGTCTCCTAGTTTATACGATTTCTTTTCAAGATCTTCTAGATGTTTCTCGGCCAATCTATGGCATAATCCTTTGCAAATCTCTTTGTTAAACAATTTCTTAGGATCGCCTTTCATCTTGTGTTCTTTATGGAATTCTAAACATCCTTCTTTAACCATAGGCATCCAACATTCTGTATATTCTTCTCTATCAATTTTCTTTCCTAATCTTAGCTCTCTATCAATTTTTTGAGCGATGGGAATAAAATGTTTTTTATGTAGATCGTCATTGTCTAACATAAACCAAAACAGATCGTCGGCTAATTTTTCTTTGTTAGCCGTGCTTTGCTCGTCGGTTTGGTGTTCCTCATCTTTTTCAATGGAAGGAACACTAAAAAATTCGTATAGTTTCATAATATCCTGGCTAGGACGCTAAAATGACGTCTTATGGAATATTTATGCTGTTTTATACAATCGAAGATTTAGTGATTGAAGTTGATCCACTGTACAGAACCGTTGGGTACATCAATTCCTCTGCGTACCAAAGCACGTACCCAAACAAAATTTCCAGTGAAATTAATGTATTGTGTAGTAGTTGTTAGGACAGGATCTACTAGATTAGTATGTGTTACTGTAGATCCGTTAACATCAAACCAATCTGCTTCGATAGGGTTAGTAGCAAGTGTGGCCTGTGTGGTTAATGTACCTGTAAAATTAGGAGTTATAGTATAGCTAACAGTATGAAATCCGTCGCTGCTACCGAAATATCCATCCCCCTTTTCTTTTTCACTTCTAAAGATAAGTGACCCTTGGCTAGATACCGAAGTGGAAGGAATCGCTACGCTAGTAGCGGTCATCGTTCCTGTTCCAAGTGCGAATTTAAATTGTGAACTTAATGCTGGCATCAGCTATTTATGCTCGATTTTAATATATATTCATATACTGTCCTATGATGATTACCTATAAACAGCATGACCATAGTTAAAGTTTGAGCATCTTTGACATAGCAGAATGGTTCCTGCATCCAACGACCGTTACCTTGAAACCAACTCTTAGTGGTTCCACTGACAAATACCTTGCCATTTGTTTTTTCGATCCAATTTAAAAAAGATATTCTATTCTCTAAAGGAATAGATGTACGGAATATGATTTTATATTGATATTCTTTCCTAGGGTACGCACTACATATCACTTTTTTCTTACCCTCATTGGTAAGAAAGAGATACTGTTCTTCAGTTTCTGGTTGGGTTATACATGAAATCCATGGTGCTAGATCATTCTTGATATCATCTAGGAGGGCTTTGTCTTTACAAAATATAGAATATGTATTGAGTTCTGCCCGTGTTTTAATATCATGGTCTTCATATTTCTTAACGGCCAACGCAAACTCTCCTACTTCTGATTTTCTTGTATGATGGAGAGAACGATATTTCGGAAGGGACACGTCTCCATATGTCCATGCTAATACACGATCTGTTCCTGCTTTAGCAATGTGTCCAGCCCCGTTAATGGTACATTCTATCTTAAAAGGCCATTTGCCGTAGAATAGTCGTTCAGTTGTCTGTGTCCGCATCAGCTACTTCCTCTTTGATTTTTTCTTTAGATACAGGAAGAACATCGACATAGTTCAATACTAATTTATCGTTGTCCACGCCAATTTCAACTATGCCGCCATTGATTAACTTGCCAAACAAGATTTCCTTACTTAATGGCTTCTTGATGTATTCGTCAATGGTACGTTGTAGTGGTCGAGCGCCCATCTTAGCGTTAAACCCTTTCTTGATAAGGAACTCAACAGCTTCTACATTTGGTCGGACGTGAACATTCTTGTCTTTGACTAATGAGTTAAGTTCGTCGATGAATTTCTTAACTACTTTGATCATAGTTTGTTGATCTAACTTACCAAAGCGGATGATACCATCTAAACGATTGCGGAATTCAGGAGCAAAGAACTTGTTGACAGCATCTTTGGGATCGCCATCTCGTTCAAGACTACCAAATCCCACTGAATTCTTTTCAGAATCAGCAGCACCTAAGTTACTGGTCATGATGATAATAGCATTGCGAGCATCGGCTTTTTTGCCATTGCTACCAGTTATCATACCATTATCCATCAATTGTAGTAGAACTGTAAGAACATCGGGGTGTGCTTTTTCTACTTCATCTAATAATAGGATACAATTAGGATGTTCTTGTAGTTTGGTAATAAGTTGTCCTGCATTATC